GCTACGGCAGTGACAATAGAAATTAAATTTCTAATTGGCATACCAACTGTTGTCTTATCGCTTATCTCCATTTAACATCTCCAACGTTTACGAGCCTGTCTTAATCTTGAATTGGGGTCTTTGGCAGCTTTAGGAAATTGTTTCATTTGACCTGCAGAACGTGCACAATAAGATTTTCTTCTAGATGCTCTTTTTCCTGTAGGATTTTTTTCGGTAACTGCTGTAGATAATTTAGAACCTGGATTTTCTCTTCGATATCGATCGACACCAGCTTTTGTCATTCCCGCTCCACTTTTCGTGGAGCGAAAATATTTTTTTGTTTTCGGTGGTTGCTTGTCAGCTTTCCTAGTCATACTTTTTTATCCACTCACACCATACAACGACTTCTTGACCTGCTACAGTTGTAGCTGGTACTTCCAATTTTACATCTCCTGTATAACCTGCTGCTTGAGTATTATTCAAGCCACCAAATTCAGAAAAATCAAAATTGTTGTCATAATTTAATGATAAGAAAGGAACGTCGGCAGTAGCATCCCAAGTTAAGGTAGCTGAAGCATTAGCTGCGCCAGCTCCCTGATACCAAATTTTATTTAAGGATACTTGAGTGCATGCTTCTCCCGCTTTATTAGGAGCAAGAGCAGACACATCGACAAGAGTAATTGAGCTAGTATTGCCACCGTCACAAGATACAAAACAAGTGTTGATCAATTTACGATCACCTTGAAATTGAATTGTAGGTCCTGTTACTGTGTTAGCCATATTTTACTCCTTATGTAGATGAGACGTTAGCAAGTGTATCGCATCTTAGCCAAGTTGCGCCATCTGAAAAAGCTATAACTGCTGCTCCGTTAGCACCGTCAGAAACATAAGCCATTACACCTTCGTTTGTAGTTGCATCTAATGCTGTTGAACCTGATGTAATAACAGTGTTGCTTGTTCTTGTAAATGGAGTTGTTCCACCCTGATCTGTTCCTGAAGCATTAGGATTTGGACCAGCGATAACTCCTCTAAGACCTACGATTGGGCCTGTAAATGTAGTTGTTGCCATATTAAACCTCCATGGTTGTATAGACCTCGCCACACAATCTCTATACCGTCTGCTAGCTCAGTTTGCGTGACTTGTTATGCTAGAACTAAAATATGACATAAAAAAAGGGCGTAGTCAAAGACATACGCCCTTTTCATCTAATTAATTATTTATTAAGCTGCGCCAGATGTACCAAAGATACCTCTAGGATCAGAGAAACCAAATGAATATCTCTCTCTAGCTTTGTATCTTGCGTTACCTGTATCGAAATCACCTTCCATAGATGTTGAAAGAGGAGTTCTCACGAAGTGCTTTAGACCATTTGGTGCATCAGTTTTAATGAAGAATGCATCGGTGTCAGTTAAGAAGTGGTTTACCACATAACCTTCTGGAATCATTCCCATGTTTCTGATTGCATTAATGTCGTTGTCTGCTGTACCTGTTCTTAAAACAGAGTTCATCAATCTGTCAGCAGTAAACTGTAATTCTTTTGGAATAATCAGTTTTCTACCTTGAGTTGCGATTTTCAGACCACGCTCATCAACAAATGCAGCAATGTCAATTAAAGCTTGCTCAAGTGATACTTCGTTTAAGTCAGCATCAGTTGCTAGTCTGTTAGAGAATGTGCCACCAACTGCAAGTGGGTGTTGGGTATTAATTAAAGATACACCATCACCACCTGGGTTAGTACCAGCATTTCCAGCAGCAGCAAAAGCTGTATTTAAAACATCAGCACCTTTTACTTGCTTTGTATTTGCCATTGATCTTGCAAGAGCTTTTGTGTAACGAGAAGAAAGTTGATCGTAGAGGTTATCTTCGATTGCTTCTTCTGTAATTGAAAAGCCTAATGCAATTGTTTCGTGTGTGTAACGTGAAGTATAAGCTTCAGCAGCTGTATCATAAGAGATACCAGCACCTTCAGATTTAACTGGAGCTGATCCAAAACCTGAAAGCATTACCTCTTCTTCGAATGCTCTGTCAGAAGACTCTTGATCGAAGATTTCGGTGTGCTCTTGCTCATAACGTTGATATTCCATTCCAAACAGAGCGTTTAGACCTGGTTCTAACTCTTTAACGAGTTGACTTCTTGAAATAGCCATGGTTTATACCCCTGCCTTTCCGCCTGTGTAATAGTGAAGGTTTGGTTTCACAATCAAGTTACCGTTAGCAGCAGATGTATCATCGTTATCTGGATCTTTTGAAAGACCTACGACAATCCATGTTGAGCTAGCGTTTGCTGCGAAAGTATCTACTTCAGCTTTTGAAATACCAGACTTGGTGCTACCTGCGGTGTATGCTGTTTCAGCGTTTTCACCTACATTAGCAGCTGTTACTGTGCCATTACATTGAACTTCAAATAATTGATTTGGATCATCAATCACATTAGCTACAATGTCAGAGGCGACAATGCTTCCTGGATAGTAATTACTAAAAGTTGGTTTTTGTGTTGTTGGGTCTGTATAGAAACAACCGTTAAAAATACCAACAATAGTACTACCAGCAGCATTGGCGAGAACGAGTGTACCAGTGTTCGCGAAGGAAACTGGATCACCCTGGAAGATAGCGGTACCATAGTTATTGGCAATAGCATATTCTGTTTGCCCTTGGTTTGATACTCCACCACCCACCTTTTGTACGGGTCTAAACCCGAATGGTGCGTCTACGTTTGCCATAATATTACTCCTTTGTAATACGTGTTAATATTGGTCGTCCAACAAACCGTGCCGATTACGACTTGTTTCCTGAACCAAAAGTTACTTTGGTTTGCCTTTGGGGTTTACTGATCGGCATCCTTGGATCCTCGATCTTCAGTAGATCATTGTCGACGGCCTGTTTCTGGCCCTCAGTCAAGCTTCTGTAATAAGCATTACGCTCTTCAATTGTCTCTACTGGCATGCGAGCTAACAGCAACCCACCTACCCCTATAACACCAGCGTGTTTACCATCTTCGATAGTAGGAAGTTCCCAGTCAGGATACTCGTCGGCTCGAACTAATTCCCAGCCTTCTCGTAATTTACCACTGATGTTTTTATAATCATCAAATCCTCTGACTGATTCCCTGATCCATCGATGTTTGTAACCATCTGGAGCTGGGGGTGCGTCCAATGCAGACGGTCTAGTCCAACCTTTTTTACGAGCTGTCTTTTCCCTAGTCTCACTGGATCTTAGCGTTTTATTTACCATATTGTCTCCAATCTATAGATATTTTGCGTATTCTTCAAGAGGTACTCCTAATTTTTTTGCAATTGCAACTTGACTAGGGGTGAGAGTAACTTTTCTCTTAGAACCACTTGATTTACCTGTTCGAGAAGATCCAGCCACTGTTTGTGGTGCTTTTTCCTTCACTTCTGTTTGTTGGTTTTGAAATTTATTTGGAAATTGACTCTTCATATAAGAATTAATTTCTTCGTAGTATTCATCACTTTTAGGATCAAAACCTTCTCTTAAAAGCTTTTTATGATGAGCTAAAGCAGTAAATGTCATGGCTTCATCTTGTCCAAACCATTTATTATCTTCTGCCCATTGTTCTGCTCTAGGGTCAGGCTGTCTTTGAATAGGTACTTGAGCTTGAGGTCTTTCAGCCATTAATCCTTCTTGTTGTTTTAATAACTGTTCTCTTTGTTGTTTAGAAACAATAGCTCTTTCCTCTTCAATCGCTAATCTTGTTAAGGCTCTTTGAGCATCAACTTGAGCATTGACATCGTTGTTATACAAAGCATCTTGATAAGCTTTTTTAGCTTGTTCAATCTGAGACTTAACTCTTGTTTCATACTCTGTAAGATAGTTTTCATCTAAAGACTTAATTTTATTTTCATACTCGGTGTATTTTTTCTTTGCACTTTCAGCAAAGCGAAGAGCTTCTTGCTCTCTTTGTTCAGTCTTTTCGATTCTATCTAAAAGTTTTTTGATTCTTCGTTGAACATTTTTAGAGTATTTATCTAAACCGTCTTCTTTAGAATCATCGTTAGAGTCGTCGTTGAAATCTTCATTAGAAGAAGCATCTGTTTGAGAAGTAGCTTCTTTGTCTTGGACTTTACTATCTTCAGTAGATTTATCTTCTTCTTGAAGTTCAACCTCTTGACTTTCTCCAGTAGTGTCAAGGTCTACCATTTTTTCGTCAGCCATATTTATCTCCTTAATAAATTGTTAGTACGTCTTTTGGGTCTTTCAATTTAGCTAAAATTTCATCATCATTGAGAATACGAATTTCTCCACCTTCAATTTTAACTCTTGATCCAGCGTATCTTGCAAAGACAACCCAATCGCCTTTCTTACACCACGGACCATTAGGAAACTTATCTTTATCAGCATAAGCATCTGAGCCCATACTTAAGATCATTCCAACGTTCG